AAGTAAATTGTTCTTGTTGGAATCGATACGTTTGTTACCGTATCTCCAACTTCAATTCTTCTAGAAACAGCACCACCATCAGTTATTCCAACACCAACTGCTTCAGTTGGATTGAAGTAATAAAGATCATCACGCTCAGAAGTAAATTTCTTAGTTCTAACAGGAAGTTTAATTCTATCACTAATAACATTAACTTGACTTCCAGTGGAGTGTGCAACACCTGCATTAAATGTTGGTGCTGCACCAAATCTTTGAACTCTCAGGATACCATTGTTAAAGTTGTTCAGGACTCTAACATTTTCTGTTCCAAGATCCGAGAAAATTGTAATTGTATTACCAACAGAAACAGTTGGAATGTTATCAACAAAGATATCCGTAAATATACCAACCTGAGGAGTTGCACCACTAAACGTAGACATCGTCTTAGCGAGACCCACAGTTTCTGTGGAGAAACCAATCTTATGAGAATCTGCTAAGTATGTGACTGCTGTTGAAAGACCAGATACTAAAACAACGTCAGTGTTGTTAAAGTCATCAAATCCATCTCTGAAGTAAGCAGAAACTTGTCTATCAGTATCCCATTCAAATACAGCACTCTCATAAGTTTCTAATGTTGTATCAATCTTTTCAATATCAACACCAACAATTTCAGATACTTCTGCTCTGAGACCCATACCCTCAGTATCTGTTTGATCAAAATTAACTCTATCTCCAATTCTGTAACCTGTACCACCATCAGTTACTAATACATCATCAACATCTCCCTGCGTTACAGAATCGATTCTAGCAATTTGTGGGAATGATTCATATGATTCATTGATAAAATCATAATCTGCATTAGAATCATTTACTTTATATGGGAATGTATTTCTTACAAGGTCTGAGTTATTAAAATCAAATCTTTGATCTAAGGTAAAATTATCTTCAATAATTCTTGATCTAAAATCATTTCCAACAAAATATGGATATGATGGTTGAATAGCATTACCAGAAGTTGAAACACCAACAAAATATGCATAAACACCGTTAGGGAACTCTGTAGTTTTACAGAATCTTCCATTATGTCTATCAAGATCTCCATCATCAGTATACTGATAATCTTCAATGAAGAATCCTTCGGGGAAGTCTGAAACTGCAGGTCTATTCTCAATTGCATCCTTATTGAGAGAGTATCCAGATTTCAGAAGTCTAACACCCGACTGAACATCATCTCTTGTAGAATATCCATATGGACCGTAGATTGGATTGCCATCATATGCCCAACCAATGATTGGTGAATGATTACCACCAAGATCATTAAACTTAACTGCAAGATCACTTGAATATCCATACATTGAATATACAAGAACATCTTTCTCATTTGTAGACAGATTTGAGAATATCTTTTCCTGTCTGTTCTTAGAATACTCTCCAAATCTTTCTGCATCATTGACAGTAAGACTTCTAACTCTTACATCAAATTGAGCACCTGATCCTCTTGGATTGACATAAAGTCTAGTTTTAAAATCATTATATCCAATACCACCATTAATAACAATAACATCTTGTAGTTGTTGATTATTAGTGCCACCCAGAATAGGTCTCAAGATTGCACCAGTTCCATCACCTTCTATAGTGATTGTTGGAACAGATCTATATCCTTCACCCTTGTTTAAAATTTGAACGTCAACGATTCTGCCATTCGATATAATTGGTGATATCTGTGCATTCTTACCTTGAGATAGGGATATTAAAGGTTTCTTATGTAGATTTAAAGTATTTGATCCATAACCAGTTCCTTTTTCATAAAGATATGCAGATTCAATCTTACCCGTAACAATTGGTGTAAATGTAAATGAACCACCGAGTGTGGAACCATAAGAAACATTTACACTTACAGTGATTGGTGGATATTGAAATAACTGTGTTCCAATACCTACACTAGTAATATCAACTGTTTTTGATCTTGTAAGATCTGTTGTGACAGTTCCGCCGACACCAACATCAATCAAACGGAAACGATTATCATCAAGTTTAAGAATCGAGTACTTGTTATTAACATCAAGACCTGCAATTGCAGTTCCCTCAGTTGAATAATCAACAATCTCACCAGTCTTAAATCCGTGATTTTTAAACGTGATTGTATTATATTCTGTGGATACACCAACTGGATTGACTCTTAACTTTCTATGAGAATAACCAGATCCAGAATTGAGAACTCTTACTTCTCTTAAATTCTTCTTAGAAAGTGTTCTGAATTTATGAATACCACTGGCAGCAGTTGCTGTAGAGAAACCAATTGTATTAATGCCCGCAAGAGCATCTGCATCATTCTTGTGAAGTGTGATTGCTGAAGTGTTAACAAATCTGGCAACATATTCATCACCACTTACAAGAGTTCCTGTGATTGCTTGTGTGGGATCACCAAATACACCAATGGAAATTGGATCGTGTCCATTTTGGTTATAGATGATATGTTGTCCATTAGCAAGATTATGTGGTTTAGTAAAGTTGATGGTTTCAAAATCAATATCTACGCCACCACCAAGAGCACGGGCACGACTATCAAATTCCATTTCTCGGAATCTATCACCCAAAACTGGCTCCAATTCACAACCAGATCCATTACCGCCAGTAAGAGAAACACCTTCAATTGATTCAATATCAAAGTCTTGTGGATCAACTAAAACTTGCTTTACATCACCAATAACTACTGCTTCAACTTGAGCAGTTGTATTTGCCGTACCAATTGGATTGCCAATTGTAATCTGTGGAGGATTAACTACATCATAATCTTTACCACCATTCAGAACTTCAAATTCATCAATTGGTCCAGAATAAATTTTGTCTCTAGATTCTGGGCTGGAGATTTCAACACCATCAATCAGAATACCGATAGATCCAAGAGGTCTTTTTTCACTCTTGATATCAGAAAGTGAAGTTTTCAGACTAAACTTTCTGAGAATCTGATTTGGTGAAAGAACTCTATCTTCATGTCTTCTGAGTGTGAAGGTATGAACTCCTGGAACATATGGTCCAAGTTGTGTAGCATTTGTATCGGTTCCTAAGAGTGCCCTAGAACCAAACACACGCATCTCATTTTTTGGTAATGATACACCATCACCAACTGTCACAAAGTAAGATGCTCCAGAAACCAACCCAGAAATTGGAGTAGAGGATGTATATACTACCTCATCACCATCTCTAAAATCATAATTAACTGGAGAAATTAGTGTTGTGAAATTATTACTAACATTTAACCCACCAACATTTACTGCAGTATGCTCACGAATATGATCTTGAATCTTATATGATGGTAAAGAGTTGGAAGCAACATATCCAAACTCATCTCTTTCATCAGTGTAAACATTAAGTACATCTGCAATATACGTGTCATTGCCCAGCGATAATGCAGCACCTACACTTTCTGCCTTTTCAAATTTTCTACGAATACTATAATCAACTCCAACAGAAGCAGCAAATCCTACAATATTACCAAGAACAACTTCTCTTGTTGGTTCATTGATGGAAACAACTGTTGCTGCAGCACCAACAACAAAATCACCATTTAGAATATCAACAGTATCTGCAACTTTAAGACTTGACTTGTCAATATCACTCTTCAGAGTGAAGATTGAACCATTGATATTTTCAATATCGTATGTTGAACTTGTATTGTAAATCCAAGAATTAGCAAAGATTTGCTTGTAAGATCTATCACTGGTTGGATTTGTAATAACTTCACCAACATTTCTTACTTCAATTTCTTCACCTTCTTCAAGAAGAGACAGTTTTCCGAGAGGTTGGAAGTCCGCCAGAACACCTGTTATACGGAGATCTACACGCTTAGAGGTATCTCCACCCCCATAACCAAAAACAGTCTCATTAGAGCGGATTCTAGTGCCTGTTGTGATGCCTGCACCGACATTGCTACAACCATAGAATTGGTTGATACTCTTGGATTTGTAGTCAATCAGATTGCTTCCAGCAACAACAGTGCCAGTTTGACCAAAACCAATCGTAGAATCAACATTTATAACTGAAGACCCTACAGATACTACTTCGGTGACTCTAGAAGCACCAGGGATAGTAAATGTTCCTTCAATCAGATCCCTGTCGTTATATCCAACGAATAGACCGAGTCTGTAGAATGTTTCGTTATTTCTAGTAAAAATCTCAACATCAGAAACTGAAGCGTTAGTTTCTAGATCTGTAGATTTAAATATAGTTTGTCCTTCTAGAGAAAAAGGATCTCCAGAGATTGGTTCAACAACAATTGTTTCTCTTCTGATATATTCTGCAGAAGACGGTTTTATAAGTCTTGATTCAAGATCAATAACAGTTGCTTCTACACCATACAAAACTTTGAAGAGGATTTTGACTGACTCTTCAATGCCTTTTGATTGATATAAGTTTCTGGCATACTTGATAAAGTTTCCTACATCAAGGTCAGATACAAAATCATAATCCTCCAAACCAGGAGTGAAGGTTCTCTTGAGTTTTACATAAAACTCTTGTAAAAAGAGAGCACTAAGATTTTGTATTTCTGCATCAGCACTATGTGCAGAAGCAGTTGTTTCGGTAAAAATTAATGATTGCTTATTGACATCATTTACAATCGCTGCGAGACCAGGATCATATCCAGTGATACCACTAAAACCACGAACACAACCAGTAAAAGTTGTCGCAGTTTTTGCTGTATATGTTATAATCTCATCACCAATTTTCAGAAGACCATAGTCATCTGGAAATCCTTTAGTTGACGGAACGGTAATCGTAGTATCAGTTGCACTAATTGCAGAGGAAAGAGTTGTCTTACCAACAACAACTTCTGGTACAAGGTTATCTACCCTGATATAACGATCTAAATTATCGACAAGATCAATGTTACCTCCCTGCTTTTCTTGGGAGATATAATATTGTTTGAAGAATTCTACAGCTTTTGGAAAATCTGCAACCAAAAACTCAGGGAGTTGACTCTCAATAATCTTATTGAGTTGAACTCTCTTCTCAAAATTCGACATATTTTATTTCCTCTCTAGGGTTCCGTTTGAGTAACTTGAAGTATAGTAATCTCTTGCAAAAGATACACCAGAAATATCCTCACCAGATGCGATTACATCTTTAATCGTATTTATCTCAGTATTTGAAACGTCAAGTGTCAAATAGAGATCTTTAAGACCAACAACATCATTAGATTCTGGGAATGCTTGAATCTCAATTATGTTATTAGGTGCTGATGTTCCAGTGATGTTAATCGTGTTGATTAAGATCTCTCCCTTATTGTAATCAATTGTACCAACGCCTCTCAGAACAACCTGCAGTTGATCCTTGTCAGTTTTTCTAATAGCAGAGAGCACACCCTTACCACTACCATCTAAATTACCATTTGCATCCTTATTTGGAACATCAGTAAAGAAGACGGTATCTGTAGATCCACTGATAGTAAATCCAGTGCTCTTAATATTGTATCCTACAGGGTTAATATGGAACTTATTACCAAAGCACAATTCATATTGTGCAAATTGATTTACAAGTGCTTTCATGTCTCTTCTAATCTTCACCTTCGTGATATTAGAAGTGATTGCATTATCTACTCTATCAATCAATTGCAGTGCTTTACTATACTTAAATCGCCCACCAAAGCGATTCATATCAATATCTTTAGAATATATGTTCAGTGCATTAGTAATTCTAGACCTCAGATCACTAGCATTTGATATTCTGGAGTTATCATAGTAAACTGTTGAATCAAGTTCAACATAAAGTACTTTAAGATCAACAATTTTCTGGTTAATTCCAGCAATTGAATACTTTTTCAGTTCATTTAGAATATTTTGCTTGTCAAAGTCAGAAATATATGATCCATTCTTAGGTTTGATGCTAATTTGAACTGTTCCAAACTTAGGAGGAGTCAATTCTTCGCCACCAACCACTGCAACAGACTCAGTATTGGTGTAAATTGAAGAAATGATCGCTTCATAGTCCCTTGACGTAACCGCTCTGTACTGCGCTGAGTATAATCTTGGAGCAAAATACTTAATAGAGGAGACAGATTCGATTTCACCGCCATTTATAGCGCCCTGAACGGTGTTTATGGAGAAATTAGCAGATGGTGTGATACGAATTCCCTTTTCATCAACTAAATTTCCTTGAAAATCAAATTCTGCTGGTCCATTTCCATCTTCACCATCAGTTACGATGTAATCAACGTAAATTTCTGATCCATTTTCAAGTTTTTTACCAAAATATCCATCACCAAACAGTAATTCATACTTTTCATCACCAACTTCTTGCAATAAGAAGATTTCAGATGCCTTGTCAATGTGTAAAATGTTGTCAATCTGCTTATATTCTCTTCCAGTGTTGGTTGCACCTGGATTTCCAACAAAAACTCTGATTGTAGAGGCATCTACATTAGGATTATCAATGATATAACGCTGATCAATTGAGGTATCAACCAAAAATGATCTTGAAAGAGCAGTTCCTTGATATACTTCTATAGGATCATCTGTTGTTCCGAAGGTTGCAACACCATTTCTGATGGTTGTAGTAATATTTTCAGGAATTGAGAAGCGATATGTTGTATTATCATAAGGTCCAACCGCAACCAAACCCCTTACAAGGGTCATTGTCTTGCTTGTAGAGACAGTTGGTATACTAAACGTGATATGTGCCTTAGCCGCGCTTTTAGAGCGGGGTGTATAACCAATATTTCGTGCCAATGACACCACATTTTCACGAACTGTGGCACCATCTAGGAAGGATTCATTAACAACAAGGTTAGCATTGAACGCATTGATATACGTATTGTATGCTAAAGTATCAATTAAGACTGAAAAATTAGATCCTTCAAAGTCAAAATCAGTAAAATTTGAATTTGCGCGAAGGTATGACTTAATTTCCGCCTTAATTTGGTCGAAATCTAGGTTAGTAAACTGAGTATAAGGCATTGTTTATCGTGTTGCCTCTAGTAAAAAGGTAAAATTTTGTGTTGGGAGGTCTAAACCAACTATATCAAAGAACACATCACAATTAAATGCATTATCATCAGGTCTTGGATCAACCTCAACCCTTAAATTATCAATTCTTGGTTCAAAATGTTCAACTGTATTCTTGATTTGTTCTTGAATAACGAGTGCAGTACCAATATCCACAAACTCAAAAAGGCTCCCACGAACGTCGGAGCCTAATGTGCTTTTAAATGGGCGTTCAGTTGGAATAGTTTCCACTAAATTACGTACTGATCTGATAATCGCACGTTCATTTGCCAATATAGGAAGATCCTTTGTCACAGGATGTGGATCAAAGGAGAAACTAATATCTTTAAATGCTCTGGAAACCTTCCTAGACGCCATTGAAATGGTATATTTTTCTGAATTTATTTATACCCTTACTCTTGATTTTGCTCTTCCTCTGTTAACTCCTCTGCTGCATCACTTGTTTTATGTGGTTTGGTCCAATAATCTGTAATCAATGATGTGGTTCCCCACATACGATACATATACTCTGTGTCACGGTCTACGTGATACTTTGACATTGGTGCTCCTTTCGATTAAAAACGGAACTTTTTGAGGGGTTACTATCCCTGAGTAACTATTTACTCTGACAGGTCTTGTGGACCTTCTTCTTCATCAGTATTTTTGTAATCTCCTGCAACTTCACGAATTAATTTTTCGTGTTGTTTTGCCGCAAGATTATCTAAGAAATCGGATTGGGGTTCAGTCATCTTTATACGAGTAAAAAAAGAGGGGTGTTTAAACCCCGTTGACTTATTTACCTTGTCCGCGATACTTCTTTTTAGCATTATTGCGAGACGTAGCGGCATATTTTGTATTCTTGCCAAATCCTTGACGAGTCTTCTTTGGGGTTGACTCGATCATTTTCTCACC